AGTGCAGGGCCGCCCCGAGCCGACCTATCCGGTGATCCCGCTGTCCCGCGGCCGCGCGGGCAAGACGTCCAAGCGCGCCAGCACGAAGCCCGTGGACGAGCCGAAGACCGAGCCCGCCGAGGCCTGACAGGAGGCTGTGTCGTGGGTGTGTCGGTCGGCGACGACCGGGCGTTGCAGGCCGCCGTGCTCGCGTTCAAGGCGGCCGACCGAGACCTGCGCAAACGGATCAACGACTCGACCCGCGCCACGTTCAACGGGCCATGGAAATCCGGCATCGCCGGGCGCTGCACGACACGGCTCGAGCAGCGGGTCCTGGCCCCGGGCGCCCGGATCGCCGCCACCAACCCGCCCGAGTTCGTCGCCGCCAGCTCCAAGCGGGCGCTGTCCGGCGGGCTGGTCCCCGACACCACCTGGCCGGCGATCGAGTTCGGCGTCAACGACCGCAACCGCATGAAGGGCAACCGGCACACCACCCGGCAGCTGCCGTCCCGCCGCCCGAAGGGTCCGGTGTTCAACACCCTCGCCGACATGGCCCACCGGGCGCCGCGGCTGTGGGCGCAGCTGATCGTGAAGGTCTACAGCGACGCCGCCGACGAGAGCGGGTGACGACGTGGCCATCAAGATCCCGTTCGTCGCCGACGTCGCCAGCTTCCTGCGCGGCACCAGCGACATGGAGGCCGCGCTCGAGGACGTCTCCGGCGCCCTCGACGACCTCGCCCGCACCGACGCCACCCAGGTAGAGGACGACCTGCAGGGCATCGGCAAGGCCGCCGACCAGGCCAGCCAAGACGTCGAGCAGCTGGGCCAGGACCTCGACGACGCGGGCAAGGGCACCGGACTGCAGCGGGCAGAGGGCGACCTCAAGGACCTCGGCGCCCAGGCCGACACCACCGGCGAGAAGATCGAACGCTCGTTCTCCGAGGCCTTCGACAAGGTCAAGGCCGAAGGTCGCACCGCCACCCAGCGGGTCAAGCACGACCTGAAGGACACCGGCGACGCCGGCTCGGCGACCATGAGCGAGTTCTCGCAAGAGGCGAAGCAGAACGTCTCCGAGACCCTGTCCTCCTTCGACGGCTCGGCGTCCTCGGCGGTAGACGCGATACAGGGCACGTTCGGCGGACTGGTCTCCGCGCTCGGTCCCGCCGGCCTGGTCGGCGCCGCAGTGGTCGCCGCTGGTGTGGGCCTGGCCCGCGGCCTGTTCGAGAAGAGCAAGGAGGCCGCCCAAGAGGTCGCCGAAGGTGTCGCGGACCTGGCCGGTCAGCTGATCGAGCTGGGCTCCCTGAGCCTGGGCACCGAGCAGGTCAACGACCAGCTGAAGGAGTTCGCCAGCACCGCCGAGGACGGCAAGGTCAAGCTGGACGAGCTGCGGCTGGCAGCCGAGAAGGCTGGGATCTCCGCCACGACCTACGCCCGCGGTGTCGCCGGCGACAACGACGCGCTACAGGCCAGCTGGGACGAGGTCACCGGCCGGCTCGACGAGCTGTCCAGGTCCGAGCAGGACCTGATGAACACCCGCGGCGCCTCCGAGCAGCAGATCATCGACCTGGTCAGCTCGCACCGCGACGAGAAGGAGGCCCTCGGCAAGACCCGCGACGAGCTGCTGAAGACCGACAAGACCCTCGACCAGAGCGCCGAGACCGCCAAGTTCTACGGCGACGCGGTCAAGGCCGGCGCCGACGCGACCGAGGAATCCGCCGAAGCCCTGGCCGGCGAGAACGAGCAGCTGCGCCTCAACTCCGGCTACAAGAGCGACGCGCTGACCAGTGAGCTGGACCTGCTCGACGCCCTGGACAACGTCAAGAAATCCCGCGACGAGAACGGCAAGAGCCTTTCCAAGCTCACCGACAAAGGCCGCGACAACCTCCGCGCGATCGACGAGGCACGCCGCGGAATCATCGAATACGGCGACGCCATGGCCACCCAGACCGGCGACACCGCCAAGGCCACCGCCGCCATGGACAAGCAGGAGGACGTCCTGGTCCACAAGGTGGCGAAGGCCTTCGGGATCACCGAGAAGCAGGCCCGCGACTACATCAAGACCCTGGGCGGGATACCGCCGGCCAAGAACACCAAGGTCACCGTGGACGACAAGGGCACCGCCAAGAAGACCAGCGACGAGATCGACGCGGCCGCGAAGGACCGCACCGCCGCGGTCAGCCTCCGACCCGACCTGAACGACTTCGACAGATCCGTGAAGAACTACCTGAACGGCAAGGCCTACTACGTCAGATTGCAGCCCCGCCCCGGAAAGGCGGCGCACGACTAATGGCGTTCACCGTGCGGTTCGGCACCATCACCCCGGCGCGGGTGCACCTTCGCCTGGACAACCCCGACCTGTTCAGCGTCGGGTCCGTGACCCGCCAGGACGTCAACGGCACCCGCAGCGTGCGGACACCGACGGGTCAGCTGCCCAGCGCCGCGCCGTCGATCGACATCTACGACTTCGAATACGCCCCGGCCTATCCCGGCGCCGTCACCTACAGCGTGTACTCCGCAGCCGGCGCCCTGCTCGGCGGCGCCTCCTACACCGTCACCACGACGCTGCAGCACGTCGTGTGGATCACCTGCCCGCTGTACCCGTCGAACTCCTTCGAGGTCTCCGGCGGCGACCTCGGTCCCGCCACGTCGTTCGTGACGACCTGGGACTCCACCCGCGCCGGGCGCTCGACCCCGCACCAGGTCCTCGGCCGCTCAGACCCGGTCGTGGTCCTACGCCACGGTGAGACCCGCCGCGGAACCATGTCGATGGTGTGCCCCGACCGGCTCGCCGCGAAGCGGGTCGAGGACCAGCTGTCGCTGCCGAACGTGTGGCAGCTGCGCCAGTCCGACGTGCCCGGCCTGGACCTGTACTTCACCGTGGAGTCCGTCCAGATCCGCAACATCGAGGCCAGCAGCGGGCCGCGCTGGGATGTGGCGCTGGGGTTCGTCGAGGTCAACTGGCCGCCCGGCCCGTTCACGCCGTCCAACGTGTGGACCTACGCCGACGTCCTGGCCGCCTACGGCGACTACAACGCCGTCGCGTCGTCCTTCGCCAGCTACGCGACGCTGCTGGACAAGGACCCGCTGCCGTGAGCGAACCGTGGGACGAGACCCTCGAGGACGAGATCCGCCAGTCCGCGCCGCACATCTTCGAGGTCAAGGTCTACGGCCCGACCGGCTCGGTCAACTTCGGGCCGCGTATCCCGCTGGACGTCATCAGCTGCGAGATCACCTACGACGTGACCTGGTCGCCCTACGTGCAGGGCACCCTGACCGCGGTGATGCCCGACCCCGCCACGATGGCCAAGCTCGACCCCCGCAAGGTCATCACCGTCCAGGTCTCCGCCGGCTACGTGCGCCCCGGCGGACGGCGCGACCTGCGCCCGATGTGCACGCACGCCTTCGTGTCGCACCGCACGGCGAACTACCCAGCGAACACCGTCACCCTGCAGTTCCAGGGCATGGAGTACCTCGTCGACCGGGTCTCTGCGTTCTCCCCGAGCGACTCCCCGCAGGCCCAGGACGAAGGGCAGCCCTACTGGACGCCGGCCACCACCGTCTACCAGGCGATCGAGAGTGTCCTGCTCTACACCGAGATCAGTTCGCGCGTGCCCAGCAACCCGACCGCCTACGAGCTCGGCACGGACACCTTCACAGGGTGGGTCCCGGCCGGTGAGACCTGGGCCGGGCAGGCCGGCGACAACAGCCTCGACGTCGCCCGCGAGATCGCCGACCGCAACTCACTGCTGTTCTACGCCGACGAGCTCGGCGTCTGGCACGTCGACTACCAGCTGCACCTCGACGACCCCGTGCACAGCCTCCGCGACGGCGCGGACGGCACCATCGTGCAGGCCGACGACGAGCTGTCCCGGGAGGGCTGGGCCAACGTCGTGCAGGTCACCTACGTGTGGAACACCGTCTCGGCGACCACGGCAGGGCGCACCGACCTCGTCACCCACCAGGCCACCGCCCAGGCCTACCTCGGCGACGGCCCGCTGTCCGTGGAGACGGTCGGCGCCTGCCCGATCCAGATCAACAGGCAGATGCCCTCCAGCAACAGCCTGGCCCGAACCGTCGCGGTCGACCTGCTGCGCCGCTACAGCGCCCGCGGCACCGCCATGCAGGTCGAGGCCGTCGCCGCGTACTGGCTCCGGGCGCGGGACTTCGTCACCGTCCAGCTGCCGAACCGCCAGACGCCGGCGACCTCCGTGGAGCAGATCATCCAGGCCATCACCTACGACCTGGGCGCCGGGCTGATGAGGATGCGCCTGGTCCAGCCCGAGCCCGGCAACATCCAGGCCCTGTGAACGAGAGGACACCCCATGCCGAACACGATTCACGGGCTGCCTTACCCGGCGTCCACCGACGCCCCGAACGTGCCCGTCGACCTGCAGAAGCTCGCCGAGGCCCTCGACGCCTACGTGCCCGTGACCATCCGCAAGACCGCCGCCCAGTCCGTCACCAACTCCGCCGCGCTGGTCGACGACACGCACCTGTTCGTCGACCTCACGCCCGGCTACTACATCGTCGACGCGTGGCTGTCCGCGGGCGGCCCCGCGGCCGCCGACATCAAGACGGCGTGGAGCTTCGCCGGCACGATAGGCGGCGACAACCACCGGCACTGCCACGGCCCGCAGATCAGCACGGCCGACGTGACCGCGACCCTGGCCAGGATGAGCGTGCACAGCCTCGCCACCTCCGTCCCCTACGGCACGGACGGCACCGCCACCAGCGCGATCCACGAGCGTCTCTACGTACCGGTGACCGCCGCCGGCCGGCTGCGCCTTCGCTGGGCGCAGAACACCGCCAACGTCACCGCGTCCACCCTGGCCGCTGGCTGGACGAGCATGCTGGTGACGAAGGCGTACGGCACCTGACATGGCCACCTACCCGCTGACCTGGATGGCCGACGTCCTGCGCGCCGCCGGCTGCAAGGTCGTGGAGGAGCCCGGGTGGAAGACCCGCGGGCGCCCGCGCTCGTTCGCCCCGATCGGGATCATGTTCCACCACGACGCCTCACCCGCCGGTGAGACGTCCAACGGCGCCGACGTCATCGTGAACGGCCGCCCCGGCCTCGAAGGACCGCTCGGCAACGTGTGGCTGGCGTACGACGGCACCTGGCACTGCTGCGCCGCTGGCTCCGCGAACCACGCCGGGGAAGGTGACGGGTCCTGGGGCGACATCGACGACGGCAACCACGACACCCTCGGCGTCGAAACCGACCACACGACCGACGAGGCCTGGCAGCCCGGTCAGCAGTCGTCCGGGCTGCGCGGCACCGACGCCCTGCGCCGGCACATGCGCATGAGCGACGCCCAGGTCCACCGGCGGATCCTCGCGCACAAGGAGTGGGCGCCCTCGCGCAAGGTCGACCCGGACCCGATGGACATGGACCGAGCGCGGGCGAACCTCATCGCCTACGACCCAGCAGCCGAGGAGGACACCTTCATGGACCGCATCGAGGCCAGGTGCACCGTCGCCGAGGCACTACCCGCCGACGAGTGGAGCACGCTACGGGTCCGCACCGACAGCGACGACGGCGCCCTGCACGGCATCGTCGCCGGCCCCGCCCGCTACCTGCTCAACGCCGCCGTGACCCTCGTGCACGTCCCGATGGGCGGCGCCGTCATGCTGCGCGCCGTCGAGACCGGACACGACGTCGACGACGTCCACGCCAGCCGCGACATCGACCAGCGCGGCGCCGTCGAGCACCACGGCACCGAGCACTTCACGATCGCCGCGCAAGGCTCCCTCGACGAGGGCGAGTGGCTGCGCCTGCAGATCCACCCCAGCGCCGAGGTGTCCGTCACCGAGGTCCGCGCAGCCGTCACGACCTGGTGACCCGGTGTCCGCCGAGGAGCTGACCGCCGCGGCCGCGGTGACGTTCGTCCTGGGCCTGACCATGACGGTCGGCGTGCTGATCGGGGTGTTCGGGCTCCTGCTCGGCTGGGTGTTCGGACGTCGCCGGCCCTAGAGCCCGGCGATCTCCCGCACGATCCGGCCCGGGACCCTCCATGTGCTGATGGCCCGCCCCAGCTCCTCGACCGCGAACCGCTCCCGATGCCGGACGATCGTCGACTCAGGCACGCCCAGCAGCCGCGACGCTTCCTCCAGCGACAGCAGCGCCGGTTGCCGATCGAGGTACTCGCTCAGAGTCGGGCCTTCCAGGTTCACCCGGGCGACGTCATCCTGACGTGTCACCTGACGTGTCACTGACACGTCAGGTGACGTCACCTGGTGGACGGCGTCAGCAGGGATGAACCACTGCCCATCCGGCGTCTTCGTAGCGGCCGGCAGCTCACCGGCCTTCAGCCAGCGCAGCACCGTGCGCTCCGACTTGCCGACGTGCGTGGCGTACTGGGCAGCATTCACAGAGTCCTCCAGGATGGAAATCGCATCGGTTCGGTTCGACCCGGCCGGGTCCTTGCCCACGCGGACAGCAAGGGCCCCCCTTCCCTTCAGTCCGGGCGCATAAATCCCCGCCAGCACTCCTCGCCGTCCTTGCCCTTGTGGAACGGCGGCGGCTCGAGGAGCCAGTTGCGTTGCCACCAGTGCAACGGCGGCAGGATCTCCCCGCAGTTCACGCACCGCCGCTCCTCGTCCGGCGCGTCCGGCACGTCGTCCTCGTACACGTTCGACATGGGACGCAAACTCCTAATCTCATGATCTGTGGCCTTACGCCCGAATTACGCGCCTGACCTAGGCCGACGCGGCGATGTCACCCCGACGTGTCGTGCTGGCGGGCTCGACCTGCAGGGCAGACAGCCGCGCCGATGCCGAGGCGACTAGGCCTCGCCCCCGGGCATCACTGAGCCTCACGTACCGCCTCGTCGTCTCCGGGCTCGCGTGCCCCAGAAGCTCTGAGAGCACCAGCAGGTCGTTGGTGTCCTCGTACGTCACCGTGGCGAACCAGTGCCGAAGGCTGTGCATCGTGAAGCCCTGGTCCAGGACCCGGCCCACGACCTTGCCGACCCAGCGCGCCGACAGATGCCCGTTGATCCGACCCGGGAACACGAACCCCTTCGGCCGGCGCAGCAGCTCCCGCGCGAGCATCGGCGGCAACGGCACGACCCGCTCCTTGCCGCCCTTGCCGTGCA